CTGTGCTGGGTGTCCGACAGCGGCACGACGGTGTCGATCGGCACGCACGGCACGAAGGTGCGGGTGACGCACCGGCTCACCGCTGAGGAGTGGTGGGTGCCGTGCGACGCGGTGGGCCTCGAGTTCGTGCAGGAGTTCGACGCGGATCGGCCGTCGGCGTGAGCGCGACCCCGTACTACTCAGACGAGTGGGTGACCCTGTACCACGGGGACGCGCTCGACGTGCTTGCCGACCTGGCGGAGCGCTCCGTCGACGCCGTTGTCATGGATCCGCCCTATGCGAGCGGCACCCGCCACGAAGCGCAGAAGTCGGCAAGCGGGGCGATGCTCCGGGCTGGCCGGTTCGCCGACCGGCCCATCGAGTGTGACCAGATGACCACAACCGGGTTCATCTGGCTCATGCGCGCCGTCGGCTTGGCGTGTCGCCCGATGCTCCCCGATGGTGGCTCGCTCCTGTCGTTCATCGACTGGCGCCAGTGGCCGAACCTCGTCGGCGCGTTGGAGACGTGCAACTACCGGGTGCAAGGCATGGTCGTGTGGGACAAGGGGAGCATGGGCCTCGGCAACGGTTTCCGGGGCCAGCACGAACTCGTCTGCCACGCATCGAAGGGCGTGCCGACTGTCTACGACAAGGGCTGCGGGAACGTCCTCAAGGCTGGGCGCGTCGAGCCAACCGACCACCCGAGCCCGAAACCCGTCGGGATCATGGAGCAACTGATCCGGGTGGTGACCCCCGAGGGCGGGACGGTGCTGGACCCCTTCGCCGGGTCCGGCTCCACCCTCGTCGCAGCGAAGGCGATCGGTAGGCGGGCGATCGGCATCGAGGCCATCGAGGCCCACGCCGAAACCACCGCCCGCAGGCTCGACCAGGGCGTCCTCGACTTCGGGGCGTCAGCGTGATCCGCCGCCTGATCGACGCCCGACGTGCCACCAGCGCCCCGCACGTGCCCCGTGTGCGGCCCGCCGACGTGCTCGACCGGGTGTTCCCCGCGTCGCAGTGCGACTGGGAGTACGTGGCGCAGCGTGAGGGGCGGCTGAACATGCCGGAGCCGTGGGCGACCCACGTGGCTCGGGCGCAGGTTGCTGCGGCCGCCGACCGGCGACCGATCGACGACGAAGGAGACGTGGCGTGATCCCATCCCTGCAACTGGTGGCCTACGAGCCCCCCGACCCGGAGCGCATGGCGTGGCAGGACCGCGGCGCGTGCCGTGGCGCCGACCCCGACCTGTTCTTCCCGGGGCCGAAACAGAACGCCCGGCAGGCCAAGAAGATCTGCGCCGGCTGCGATGCCGAGGCCGAGTGCCTGGCCTATGCCATCGACAACGAGCCGCTGGGCGTGTGGGGCGGCATGTCCCCACGGGAGCGGTTGGCGGTCCGCACGGAGCCGATGAGCAAGGCGTCACGGTTCGCGGCGAGGTGCGGGACGGTCGGTGGCCGTTCGGCGCACCAGCGGCGCAACGAGACGCCGTGTGATGCGTGCCGTGACGCCTACAACGAGCACGAGCGGGCGAAGGCGCGGCGGCGCCGACTGGCGGAGGGGCGAGGATGAGCGCCCGCTACATCATGGGCGACGTGCGCGACGTGCTCGCCACGATCCCTGACGGGTCGATCGACCTCGTGCTCACGTCCCCGCCGTTTTTGGCGTTGCGGTCGTACCTGCCGGCCGATCACCCGGACAAGCATCGGGAGATCGGGTCGGAGCCTGACCCGGCGACGTTCCTCGACACGTTGCTGTTGCTCACGGCGGAGTGGGGCCGGGTGTTGGCGCCGCACGGGTCGATCTGTGTGGAGCTCGGGGACACGTACGCGGGGAGTGGCGGGGCGGGTGGCGACTACGCCGACGGCGGGCTACGTGAGGGGCAAGAGGCATTCACGGGGTCGGCCAAGCAAGGGCGCGTTGCCGACCCGTCGGGGATGCCCCCACATCGGGAGCGAACGAAGGTGACCGTCCCGACGATCGGCCGCACCTGGCCGCTCCCGAAGTCGTTGTGCGGGATCCCGCACCTGTACCACCTGTCCCTCGCCTACGGGCGCAACCTGCTCACCGGCGAGGAATCACCGGCCGGTCGGTGGCGGGTGCGGAACGTGGTGGCGTGGTGCCGTCCGAACCCGCCGGTGGGTGCGTTGGGCGACAAGTTCCGTCCGGCCACCAGCTACATGACGGTGGCGACGAGGGCGCAGCGGCGTTACTTCGATCTCGACGCGGTGCGGACGCCGACGACTGACCAACGCGAGTCACGGTCGGTGGGTCAGTCGTCGGCGTCCAAGGGGATCAGTGGCGGCGACTCCGGTAACCCGGACAAGGAACGACTCACCCACAACCCCGCGGGTGCCCCGCCGCTCGACTACTGGGTGATCCCCACCGCCCCCTACAGCGGCAGCCACTACGCCGTGTATCCCCCGGCGTTGTGTGAGCGGCCGATCAAGTCGATGGTCCCGGCGAAGGTGTGCACCGTGTGCGGGGCACCATCGGAACGGATCGTGGAGGCAGCAGAGGGCTACGCCGACAAGCTCGGCGGGAGCATCGCTGGGCGCAACGGGAAGGCCAAGGACTCCGGCCTACTCGGATCAACGCAGCCACCCGGGGGCCACATCACATCGGCCGACTACACCACCATCGGCTGGTCGGAGTGCGAGTGCCCCGACGACGGCGCCAAGTGGCGTAACGGCGTCGTCCTCGACCCGTTCGCCGGCAGCGGAACCACCCTCATGGTTGCCACCGGCCACGGCCGCGACGCCATCGGTTTCGACATCGACGCCAGGAATGCCGATCTGGCGCTCGACCGGGTGGGGCCGTTGTTGCTCACCGTGGAGCACCTGGCCGACGAGGTGGCGTCGTGACCGCCCCCTCCGACCTCTCGGTGGTGATCGGTCTGGCATTACTGACCACCGACCGCGACCCCGACGAGGACGCTGCGCTGGCCCGTGTGATCGCGGTGGCGGGCCTCGGGGACCTGTTTCCCGGCACCCAAGGGACCCCCGCCGTTTCGTCATTGACGGAAGGCGACGACGTGTGCTTCTGGTGTGGTGGGGATGGTGGGATGCCGTGGGCGTGCACGTGCCCGGCGACCCCCACCCTGCCGCCCGCCCGCTACGGGGTGCGGCCGTGAGTGAGCGCGAAGCGCTGAGCCTGGCCCTCGCCGCACTGCGCCAGATAGGCCAGGACGCGGCGGCATCTGCGGCGTACGGGCCGAACCCGTCCGCGGTCGTAGTGGTCGAGCGGTGCGCTGAGGCGTCGCTGGTTCTGCGACGGATGATCGAGGAACGGCCCGCGTACTGACACCTCACCGGCACGCGAACTGGTAAGTCGGGATAGCGGTCGAGCTATTCCGACTTCCGGGTGTACCCGGACGGCGACACGGTGCCAGCGTCGCCGCACGACGACACCTCGCATCCCTAACGGCGGGCGTTCGATCTTCCACGCCGTCAGATTCTTTCGGGTTTGGGGTTGACACCTTGTCGGGATCGTGGTTAGATAACTGCATGACCTCCACCACCACCGCCCCCGCCGCCATCTACACCCTCGATGACGAGATCCGCTACTGGGAGGCGGCGATGGCCTCAGCCCCCGCCAGCGAACTCCGCCAGCGGGACGCCGCCCTCAACACCCTGCGCAAGATCGCCGAGATGGACGAGGACGCGATCCGCCCAAACCTGTGGTGAGCCACCCCACCCACCCCAGCGCCCCGGCCACCCGCCGGGGCGCTTTCGCGTGTCACCCCCGGGGGTCGGCGCAGGGCTCCCACACGGCGTGTAGGCGGGCGGCGTGGCGCGCCGTCAGATTCTTTCGCTTTCGTGGTTGACAGGGTATCGGGATCGTGGTTAGATAACTGCATGACCTCCACCACCACCCCCGCCACCCGCCAGCTTCTCGACGAGGCCATGGTCGAGTTCTTGGCGGTGCACAACCGCTGCGCCGACCTCGAGGTCGAGGTGGCGAACGCCCGCAACGCACTGCGGGTCGGCACCCCCAACGCCGTGACGGTCGCCCGCCTGCGCCGGGCCATGGACAAGCTGGCCGCCACCCAGAAGGTCGAGGCTGCCCTCGGCGACATCCTCGACCGGGCCGCCGACCTGGACCGGGGTGCCGCATGAAGGCGAGCGCCCGCTATGTCGAGAAGGTGGCGCAGGTGATGGCCGAGTCGGACCGGTGCTACTGGAACCGCACGGTCGGAGGCACGAGCCCAACATGGGAAGACCTGTCGGCCACGGCTCGCGCCGAGTACCGCCGACTGGCGCGTGTGGCGATCGAGGTGCCCGAGTAGCCGTCACCCCCGAGGGTCGGGGCAGGGCTCCCACACGTCGGCCAGTCGGGCAGCACGGCGGCCGATGGCGTGGGTGACCTCGCCCGTGTCGGCGTTGCACCACCAGCCGGTAGGCGACTCGCGCACCGCCGGTGCCTCCCACGGGGTGCCCTCGTTCGCCTCACGGATCAGCGCCCGCATGGCCGGACGGTCGCCCGTCGCGTCCCGGTACCGCTCGTACAGGGCGTGGTTGCGCAGGTTGCCGACGTCGCGGCTGATGCGCTCCTGAGGCGGGTGCCACAGGTGGTACACCGGCCCGTCGTGGCGGGTCACGGCCCCGCCCAGCGTGAACAGGGCGTGCCCCCACGCGACGTCCTCGCCGCCCCACCCGACGAAGCGCGGGTCGGGCGGGCAGGCCTCGGCGAGCGCACGGTCCACGACGAGGCACCCGCCGCCGATCACGCCCTCGTAGGGCTTCTCATCGTGGCCCATGTCGGGCGCCGGTGGCGTGCCGGCGAGCACCTCGGCGGTGGCGTGGGCGTCGAGGCGGTGCAGCGTGGAGAATGGCACCGCCCAACGGGTGCGGCCACGCTGCACCCATTCGATGGTCTCGGCCAGCCCGGGGATGACGAGGTCGGCGTCGAGCACGGCGAGCACGTCCCCGGCGGCGCGGGCGATGCCGTCACGGATCGCCTCACCCTTGGCCCACCCGTCGGGGTTCGTGCTCGTCGCCTCGAGGATCTGCCAGTCGGGATGGGCGCCGCGCAGCCCGTCGAGGACGTGTGCCTTGGCGGCGTTGCGGTGCTCGCAGCCGATGTCGGACCACGGCACGATGACCGTGACCCGACGACGGGCGGAGCCCCACGTGTGGTGGGCGATGACGTCGGCGCCGATGTGCAGGTTGCGGCCCAGGTCGTGGTGGTGGTACGGGTAGAACAGGCGGGTGGGCAGGAGGTCGACGTCGTCACGGGCGCGCCACATGGCGGTGAGTAGCCCCGGGCCGGTGAGCTCCCACACGCGGCGCTGGTCGCCGCCGGTTACCGTGGTGGCGCCGATGGCGTCCACGTACACGCCCATGGCCGGGTGGTTGACGGTGCACCCGATGAACCCGTTGGCCATGAGGCCGGGCTTCTCCTCGACGGCGAAGCAGTTGACCCCGGCGAGCAGGGCGTCGGGGATGGCCTTGACGGGCTCGAAGTCGCAGTCGGCGTAGATGCCGCCGTGGCGGGCCAGGATCTCGGCGCGGGCGATGTCGGAGCGCAGGCGCCACACGTCCGACCCGGTGGCGATGCGCTCGGCGGCGTCGTAGACGTGGCGGTTGCGCAGCCCGAACCGGGCGATGGCGGCGTCGTCCCAGAGCTTGACGGTCCATGTCGGGTTGAGGCGCGCCCATTCGTCGCCGTTGGCGGCGTAGTCGTCGGGGATGGGGCCGCCGACCCACACGCGGTGGATGATGCGGGGGATCACGGCCAGTACCCCCAGGTCTCGCGCAACATGAGCACCCGGTGCCGGTCGGGGGTGTCGGGCAGGTCGCGGACCCGTAGCGTGCGGGTGGTGCCGTGGTCGTTGGTGCGGGTCCCCACCCGGCACCACGCCTGCGCGGCGGTGGCGTGGTCGATGTCGTGGCCGAGGGCGGCGGCGATGCCCACGACGGTGGCCGGGTCGATGTCCTCGACCCGCCACGACACGTATGGCCGGTGGGCGGCGATGGCTTCGCCCCAGGTGGCGACGATGCGCAGGGCGTCGGCGACGGGGTCGCCTGTCGGGGGCCCGGCGAGGCGTTCACGTTCGGTGGCCCATGCGCCGTGCTCGGGGGTGGCGACGAGGCTCGACACGATGGCGAGCGGGTCGCGGTGTTGGGCGAGCACGAGCGGCGGCAGGTCGTCGCGGCCGACGGCGAGCCAGGAGGCGTCGACGGGCACGGGGCGGCGGCGTTCGGGGTCGGGGGTCCAGTGCTCCTCGTGGCCGCAGTCGATGCCGACGGCCTGGAGGAGTGCGGCTATGTAGCCGGTGCCGGAGCGGCCGACGCCGACGATCACGGCGCCCGGGTTCATGCCGGGGTGAGCACAGCGTCAGGCAGCCACGGCGGCGGCGCGGCGGGCATCATGCGCACCACCTTGTAGGTGTGCACCATGTTCGGGCGCTCGGGGTCGGCGTGGCGCTGGCCGTTGGCGTGCTCGCACGTCGTGCAGATGTGCTCAACGAGGACGCCGCGCGGGCTGATCGTCAACGACCGCACGGTGGTGGCGTCCCACCCGGCGGCGTCGATCCACTCACGCATCGCCCGCGCCTTGTCGGGGTCGGTGCGCCACATGCGCTGGATGTCGTCGGGGCTGATGTGCACGCGGACGGCCACGGCGGGCCTCCCTTCGGGGTTGTTCGGGACCCCGACCGTCCCCGACCCCCGCGCCCGCCCAGGGATGCAGTCGGCGCTACGGGGCCAGTTCGATGGTCGGCGGCGTGGCGGCCACCTCGGGCAGCGTGACCCCCAACCACTCGGCGGCCAAGCTCTCGGCACCGGTTGCGTCGGCGATGTCCTTGGCGGTCGCACCGTCCTCGGCGTGGATCCGGGCCACCTCCTCGGCGGCGTCCACGATCGGGAACCCGGCCGCGATCAGCAGTTGCACCGCCGTGAGCGTCGAGATGGCGCCGGCGTCGAGCGCCGCGGTCACCACGTCGACCGCACCGGCCTTGTCGCCGGGGAGCGCCGTGCCGAACACGAGGCGGGGCTCGCCGATCGGCCCCCGCTCGACGGCGCCGGCGATCATGGCGAGCTTCACGGCGAAGCGGCAGAGCAGGCGGTACTTGGGCTCGCGGGGCAGGCGCATGGTGGCGATCAGTTGCGCGTACGGGGCCAACTTGAGCGCCAGGTGCACGCCCGACTCGGCCTCGGCGTTGGCACGCCCGACGACCTCGCCGGGGACGCCCGCGGACTGCCACAGGCGATCGGCGAGGCGGTCGCCGTGCACCATGAGCGTGGTCAACCCGGCGGACAGGTCGAGCACGTCCATGCGCCCGTTGGCGCCGACGCCGATCATGCGCCCAGGCATCACCTGGGAGTCGGCCGGCACGCTGGCACCGCTCACCACGACGGTCGGGTCGCCGAGGTAGGAGGCGGCCGACATCACGTCGACGTCGGAGAACGCCAGGTCGTCGAGCACCTGGGCGACGTTGTCGATCGCCGAGGTCCCGAAGTGGGTCTTGCCCGCCGGGGTGTTCGGGACGTGGATCACAGGGATGAAATCGCAGCGCAGGTCCGTGGTCGGCGTGTTCCACCACATGGCCTCGCCGAAGTCCAGGGCGTCGGGGTCGCCCTTCTCGACGCGGGCCTTGTCCCACACGCCGTCGGAGAACAGGCACGTCACGTCGGTGGGGGCGTCGCCCTCGCCGTGCCACGGCATCACGCGGGTGATGGCCCCGTCGGTCATGGTCTCGTCGTCGGTGAGGGCGGGCCCGCCGTCGACCCACTCGGGGCCGACCTCGCCGTCGACGACGCGGTCGGCGCCGACGGGCACGAGGCGCCACGTCATGCGCCGGATCAGCGTACGGGCGGTGCCGTCGATGGTGTCGACGTACTCCCACACGGCGTGGACCTCGGTGGGGAACTCGCCGCGGGCGTCGTCGTCGAGCACCGGGAAGTAGCTGTCGGGCTCGAACACGGACACGGCCGGCCAGTCGCCCGCCTGGGGCCAGAGCACGATGATCCCATCGGCGAGGCCCACGGCGTCGGTCTCGGCTTCGTGCAGGTGCGCAGCGAGGTGCACGCGGTCGGCCCACTCGCGTAGCGCCGCCTGGAGCTCGCGGGCCCGGGGCTGGGCTTCGAGCGCCTGCTCCCACTCGTCGATGACGGCGACGGCGTCGCGTTCCCACGCGGCGAGGCGCCCCGCGTAGATGCGCAGGGCGATGGCGTCGTCGGTGCCGGGGTCCTCGGGTCGTTCGGGCAGGGTGGGCCCGGCGAGCAGGTCGTCGTCCGCGCCGTCGACGGTGAGCGCCCAGCCTTCGCCGAGCACCGACGCGACGAGGCGGCGCACCAGGGTGGCGGCGTCGCCGTACTCCCGGTAGGTGTCGGCGTCCTCGGCGGAGGGGAGCAGGAGGCGGGCGACGTTGCCGAGGTAGGCGGCACGCACGAGGTAGGCGGCGAGGCGCCGGCGGTCGCCAGGTCGCACCCACGACGGCGTGTAGGTGGCGGTGAGCGTGGGGTCGCCGTAGACGCCGATGATCTCCTTGTGCGCCAACGGCGCGTACTGGTCGACGATGATCGGCGGCGAGGCAGTCACCATGCAAGGGTCCGGGGTGGCGGCCCGTGGTGGGGGATGCAGGGGCTAGCGACCCCGGCGGGCGGCATGGGCTCGGCCACCGTGAGGCACGGCCGTGGCCTCCGTCGACTCGGCCTCGGGCTCGTAGTAGGCGAGGAGCAGGGCGTCGGCGTTGTCGGTCGAGCGGCCCAGGCGCTTGCGAATGTCGTCCTTCGACTCGACCTGCACGCGCCCGTTCACCTCCCGGTACCGCGGCGCCGACAACTCGGCGAGCGTCTGATCGTCCACACCGTCGCCACCCTCGGGCCCGGCCAGGTTCCAGGCACGGTCCTGGCTCAACTCGCGGCCGACCTTCCACCAGATCCACGACCGCAGGTTCACGAACCGCGCCGAGTCCTCGCCCGGTGCGGCCTCGCTCACCACCACGGGCACGAAGTCGACGTCGGGGAACGTGCGCCGCAGGCCCGCCCCCAGGCCCCAGCCGACGCCGATCGCGTCGTACTTCACCCGGGTGGCGCCCGAGAGGCGCACGGCGTCCTCGACGAGCCCCAGCACGACCTCGGGGTCGGCGGACTGCACCGACCAGCGCCGGCCCACATGCGGACCACGACGCTCGTAGACGACCGTCTCGTCGCCCTGGTCGGAGCCGGCCACGTCCACGCCCAACACGACGGGCACCTGGAGCGCGCCGAGCTTGGCCCGGGTCTCGGCGGTGGTGCACGCCTTGAGCCACGACCACGGGACCACCCCGGTGCTCGCGTCCTTCGGGAACTGGCCGAGCGCCTTGGACACCCACAACGGGGAGCCCTCGCCGACGCGGCGGCGGTGGTTCTCGAGCCACTCGGCCGACGGCAGGCGGTGGCGCAGGTCGTCGGGCACGTCCTCGCCGGTGAAGTTCGGCGTGTCGTAGATGCTGATCGTGATGACCCACCAGCCCTGTGACGACATGCCCGACGTGCCATCCTCGGGGGCGCCCTCGCACATGGCGGCGAACTCGCTGGTTGGGTCGTCGGGGTTGCCGATGGCGAGCATGCGGGCATCGGCGTTGGTGCCGAGCGTGCTGGCACCGGTCCACAGGGTGCGCGGGATGCCACAGGCTTCGTCCATCACGACGAGCAGGTAGCGGGCGTGGATACCCTGGAACCCGTGCTCGTCGTGGTCGGCGGGCTTGCGACCGAAGGCGACAAGCTCGTCGTCCACCTTCCACTGCGCGTCGAGCGTGACCCGCCCGGGCAGGTCGCCGGCCTTGTGCGCCTTGGTGATCTCCCGCCACAGGATCGCCTTGACCTGGGGGTCGGTCGGGGCGCTGGTCACGGCGAACGCGTCTCCGGGCGGGTGGGTGTCGATCCAGTGCGCCACGATCTGCGCCGCGATCCACGACTTGCCGGGCCCGTGGCACGCCTTCACCGCCACCCGCGGGTACTGGTCGATGGCCTCGGCGATCTCGCGTTGCTTCGACCACAGGTGCCCGCCGATGCGGTCGCGCACCCACCCGGGCAGGTCGTGGCGGTAGCGGGCGTTCGGCGGGTCCAACAGGTCGGCGAGGCGGGCGGCGAAGCTCACGGGGCCACCTCGTCGGAGTCCACGTCGATGACGCCGTCGTCGAGGGCCCGCAGTTCGGCGGCCACGATCGGCATCACGGTGTTGAGGTCGACGCCGGCCTTGGTGAGCGCGGCGACGAGCACCTGCTGCAAGAGGGCGGCCTGGCTCTCCTCGATGTCGGCACGGCGGCCCATGAACCCGAGCTTCACCATCTCGGCCAGCACGGTGCGGGACCGTTCCTGGGCGCGCTCGTTGAGCTTGACGAGGGGGTGCACGTCGAGGCCCTGGCCGGCGGGGATGACGATCCCGGCGTAGGGGTCGCCTTCGCCGTCGTCGCCGGTGCCGAGCGTGAACGTGACCGCGGCCTCTAGCTCGGCCTTGAGCGTGTCGGTCGCCTGCTCCCACGCGAGCATGCGCCCGGCGAGGCGCTC